TGGAGAAACTCGCAAGATATGCCTGTGCATAAGTGTCAGGACTTTGCTGAATACTTCGGTATGGACTTTTATAAGTTTCTGGAACTAGGTCATGCAGAAGGCTAATTACACCGTTACATCGAAGCAGATGCTCGATCAAGTCTATCAAGATGCCCTTCGGGGCATCGAGGATCATGGATTTATCAAGTTGGAATGGAAAGCAGGGAGTACACGAAGTATCAATCAGAATGATCTTTATTGGATGTGGTTGGGTGAAATATCCCAGCAGACATCCGAAAGAAGCGGTCGGGACTTTAAGAAAGATGACCTGCATGAATGGTTGCGGGCTGAGTATCTTGGATACGAAAGCAAGTCCGTAGGAAGTAAGCACATCAGGCTTCTCAAAAGCACCACTCAACTCACGAAGGGTGAGATGTATTTCTACATGCAACAAGTTGATGCATTCGCTCATCAGCACGGGTTCAAGCTGACGATTCCTGATGACTCTGAGTACATGAAACTAAAGCAAAGGGAGAATCAGTGATGAAGCGCGAAAAAGTGTTAAGAAAACTCAGAAAAACGTACATAAAAATGTTGTACGCATTTGCGAACGGTTTGATCGCAAGAGGCTACGAGCTTGAAGATAAGGCCATCTTGTTAGAACTTAAACTCAAGGATCAACGCGAACTGGTTGATGAGATTGACGAAGGATTCGATGCGCTGAAGGAGAAGAACACATGAGTAATGCAACTGCATTACTGGTTTAACAAATTTGTTATTTGCGTACTCATACTACGCATATCGGAATATTTTTAAACCGCCCATCGGAGGAGCAGTACACATGAATCGAGTTATTAGGCAGGGCTTAATAGTTGGTAATGCAAACGCATTGCAAGACAGGCACACATGATCGTCGAGCTGAATGACAACGAAATGCTGATCTGCACTCAGATAGCAATGATGCGTAACCAGATCAATCGTGCGGCAGGGGTCAAAGACAAACTTGTCTGGACTGAAGGAAATAAACTGCACATTGAGACTATTGGGGTGATGGCAGAGTTGGCATTCTGCAAGTGGGCAAATCTCTACCCAGACTTGGACATAAAGAGTCAATCTGGCACAACAGATGTTGTCTACCAAGGTGTACAGTGTGACTTAAAAGCTACAACCAGAACAGATGGCAAGCTGTTAGTTTCACAGTGGAAAAAGAAAGAGTCTTCAGATGTGTATATCTTGGGGATAGTTTCTGGCAACACTGTGAAATTTGCAGGATATGCACATGCAAGCGACATCATGCAGGAGTGCAATTTGCAGGATTTAGGTTACGGCCCAACATATTGTTTCACGCAAGAACAACTGACCAAGTTCAAAGAAGATGCAGAGTAAGTCACGCCGATGCTCACAATGCCGGAAAAAGTGTCCGTCAGAAAATATATTGACTAGCAACTTACGGGCTTTTTGCTCAATGGAGTGTCTGATGCAGTTTACGAAGACAGACAGGGGCAAGAAGCTCATCAGGGAGGCCGTGGTGCGACAGGATCGCCAAGATAGGGCCAAGGTACTACAAAAACATAAAACCCGCTCAGAATGGATTAGAGAAGCTCAGAAGGCATTTAATGCCTATGTGAGGTGGAGGGATAGAAATGAGCCGTGCATTTCTTGTGGTAGGTATGTTGATAACAATATTGTTGGCGGGAATTGGGATGCTGGTCATTATCGATCTGTTGGCTCTTCTCCTCACTTGCGATTCCATCTTTGGAACTGTCACAAGCAGTGCGTCAAATGTAATCGATACTTGTCGGGGAATGTGGCGAACTATCGTGTTGGATTGGTTTGGAAGTGGGGTCAGACTAAAGTAGAAGAACTTGAAGTGTTGCAAAGTAATCAAAAGATCGATATAAATTACGCCAAGCGTGTAAAAACTATCTTTACTCGTTTATTAAAACATCGTCAGAAACTACAGGGGGAATTGTGATGACGGCTAGATACCCAACGTGTCCTAACTGTGGGGACAATGTATTACGCGAGCATTTGAACAAGGGTGATGAAGTGTGTCGGTTCTGTGGGCCGACTCGTGACCTCGATACCTACGGTGAGTTGGAGGCAGAGATTTTCAACAAGTGGTACGGTGAGTACATCATGCAAGAAGGGGGATATGATGAAGGTTAATGCAAAGTTTTTCTGCAATCACTGTGGTTCAATCTTTGATGCCAAGGATGCAGACAAGCCCAATTTACGTTGCCCAATATGTGATGGGTACAAAGTATCGTTGCAAATGGATCTTTGGAATGAGCCTGACCCTGAAGAATTTCGTGTTGAGATTCCTAGGATTATGCTTCCAGACGTTGACTCCTAAGATCGACAGGAGTAAAAAGAAAAATATGTTCCGGACGGGGTGTGAGAAGCCCCTAGCAGACCGGACTGAGGATTAGGGAAAAAAGTACCCGTGACCGCACTCCGGAACACGGGTTAAATGTAAGCATAATCCGTTTACATTTCAACACTTTTCCCTTCTTTCAGTCCCTTTTGCGTCCGTTTAGACTGTCGCATCGTGCAGTAGTACATAAAAAGCGAGATTGCAGTCCGACTTTTGAGGACGAGATAAACAGCGTTAGAGGTGATCCGCCTACGGGCAGGGACGGTTGAGCTACCGGATGGAGATACCCGCCATCGAAAGCACTGCTGATGACCGAGACTGCATGGACGATAGCGTACTGGATGGACAGGGATCACCCTACGTCCTCTAAATGACAACTATTGCTTGGAGAAAGTTAATTGCTGATACAGCTCTCAAACAAGGATGCTCACCGATGCACGATGCTTGGCTATGACACAGTGAAGTTATGCGAGATGCAGGGGTTTCCTCCACGACTGGAAAATAAGAGCCAGAGTAGGGAAGAGGCAAATGTTTTTGGGTTCAAGGCTGAATTTGCAGTCGCAAGATTATTTGGCCTTGAGCCTCCAGATCTGAATGTAACGTCAGATTACGGTGTCGATTTGTGGTGGGATGACTTCTCTATCGATGTAAAATTTAGCAATAAGGAAGATGGAGATTTGATCTTCGACACAATGGATAAGTTCAAATCCCAAATCGCCATTCTTGTAACCCGCACGGAAAACGAAAATGTGATGAATATCGTTGGATGGATGGGCAGAAAGGAGTTTGAGAAGAAATGTCATCAAGTTAATCTGGGGTACGGCGATCGGTTGATCGTTGAGGCTGAGAAACTCAAGCCAATCGAAGAGCTTTGGCTAAAGATACAAGAATTAAAATACAGTCCAAAAGGATAAACATGGAACTAAGACCACACCAAGAAACAGCAGTAGAAATGCTGAGAAACTCCCTTCGTAGGGGAAAAAAAAGACCAATACTTGCCGCACCATGTTCATTTGGTAAGACAATCACAGCGGCTTACATATTCGAGGAAGCGATCAAGCGTGGAAAGCGTGGCATCTTCATCTGTGACCGGATCAAGCTGGTAGAACAGAGCTTGGAAGCCTTTGACTTACATGGTGTCGATGCCGGAGTCATGCAGGGTAACCACCACCGCACGGATCATTATATGCCAGTGCAGATCGCCAGCATCCAGACGCTCGCACGACGATCACGGATGCCGTTGTTTGATTTTGCCATCGTGGATGAGTGTCACTCTGTCCACAAATATCTGCTTCAAATGATGGAGGCTTACAACAACATCCCGTTTATTGGATTGTCGGCAACTCCATTCAGTAAGGCGTTAGGGACTGTGTACGACGACTTGATTGTACCAATTACGCCAAACGAGTTACTCAAACAGGGCTATTTGTGTCCTATCCACTATTACGGTGGGCGGAAGGTCAATCTGGATGACATGAACCGCAGGGCATTGCCTACGGGCGGTACAGACTACGATCCAAAGTCGCTAGAGCATCGGATTGAGAAAGATGTCATGCTTGCAGGGGATATTGTGAAGAACTGGCTCAAGCATGGAGAAAACGCTCAGACCATCGCATTCAGTCCCTCGATCAAGCACTCAAAGTACATGGTAGANCTGTTCCGGNAGAATGGAATATCGGCAGAACACATCGATGGGTATACCGATCCTGACCTGCGAGAAGTGATGTTCCGCGCACATGATCGCGGCGAGTTTAAGATTCTGTCTTGCTCAAAGCTACTTAACGTAGGGTACGACGCGCCATCTGTACGGTGTTTGATTGACTGCTATCCCACCACTTCGATCATTTCATACGTCCAGAGGGCAGGGAGAATCGCCAGAACAGCCGAAGGTAAGGACTACTCCATATATCTGGATCATTCCGGCAATGTGTCACGGCATGGATTTGCCGAAAACATCGTACCTTTAGAACTAGATATGGGCGAAAAGGGCTTCTCTGAAACTAAACAGGTTAAGAAGAAGAAAGAAGCAAAAGTCTGGGAATGCCCTGAGTGCTATCAGCAACGCACGGGAGTCAAATGCCCTTGTGGGTATGAGATGCCTAGAGTGGAGCAACTCAAGCACGATGAGCAGATGTTGAAGCGTATGACAGCCAGTGAGAAGGCCAACGCACTATTCTCTAAGGAAGAGAAGGGGCAATGGCTA